TCAGCGAATCCATGCATCATCTCAGGCAAGCCGAATATAAAATCAATGTAAAATTCACATTGTTGTATTAACTTATAAAACTCACCAGCTAGTGGTGATGGTTGGGGGTAATGTGGCTCACCTTGAGATGAATCTATTTCAATAACGGCATTAGGGTTAGCCCAATCTTGCTCTAGTTGGGCTATGTCATCAACACTCCCAAGTGGAACTAATAACTTTAAACCAGCAGATGCTTGAGCATGGGACAATGCAAGAGACCATAATTTATTAAGAAGCTTCTGCATTGGTCTTGCTCTAGATATATCAGACTTAGGGTAAGGTGTACCTGTCCAAACATTCGGGAGCGGGACTACTGGATATATATTTGAATTAAGAATGTCTTCATAAAGGACTATTTCACCTATTGATGCACATACTTTAACTCTAGTTTGAAGGACTTTGGCGATTTCAAAAACACCAGACTCCAACACTTCTTTGTTCTCTTCAGCAAATTGTGCAAACTCATCATCAGATAATATTAATTCTTCTCCGTCTTGAATATTCACAACATGATAAAAAGGAACTTTTACTTTATAAAATCTCTCAAGTATTTGATATTTCTTAACTTGCATAAAGTCTTTATCCCTGACTTCAGCGGGAGTAAACACAGTCATTGAGTTTTTATTCTGTGCGGACGGGTAGTCTTCGCCATTATACTCTGCGTACTCAGATATACTCCGTAGTATACCTTCAGACTTTTCACCAGTCTCTGGGTCTTCTACGTCATCTAATTCCGGGTAAAGGTTAATGACCTGCTCACCAGTAAGGACTGTAGATATAATAATTCCATCAGAATCATCATACCAACGATTACGGGAAGAAGGAGATACGTAAACCCTAAACGGGTCAAGATAGGTGAACTTGACATCACCTTTCCCGAAATCTGATTCTCTATCAACATAAGCATACAAATAACCAAGACCAGTTGTTGCATAATCGTGAATAGCCTGTTTCATCTGGGAATCACCGTCTGAAATTTGCCAAATATAGCCGACAATAGTTCTCCACACACTTGCTACCTGTACATCAGAGTCTTCTCTAGGTGTAATTGTAAATGCTGGAGGTCTTGCTGTGAGTACTGCTTTAAATTTTTCAACTGCTGAAGAAACTCTATCCATTGGAACATCGGCTTGGTTTCTAGATTGTAACTCATCAGATTCGTCTGCAGTAAAATGGTTACCAAGATAGAAATCAATATCTCTTCGAGCTTCTGTATCCCAATCTTGACGAGCATCACTCCAGTTCCTAAAGAGCTCTTGGTTCTGTTCGGCTCTAATATCTTTGTCTATTTTAGACATATTTATCTTTGCGGATTCCCTTCTCGGTATACAGGAAACTCTATGTTATCTTCGTATAGATTGCCTTTAAAATTTCTTTTACCCTGCCAAGGCGGTAAAACATCA